CCGCTGTAGAACTCATTCATATCCATAATTGGATTGAGGTCTTGGTCTACTACGCCAGGCTTTTGTGCTGAGTTAGCGTTGATAAAGTAAGAGCCAGCATATGCTGCGTCGTCTTTCTCTTCGTCACCGTCACGCAAACCACCTTTAAGACCTTTAGGAACCGAGCCACCGAAGTAGGCAGCTGCGCCAGCCTTAGTGTCTTCAAATGCCTTGTTGATCTTGGCAATGGTTTCTTTGTCAGACTTAGGGATGATGATGGATACGGAATACTTTGGAGTGCCACCCTCTACTGATGCTTTTGGTTGGAACACATTGGCGTAAGAGAAACGTACTTTACCAGTAACAATTTTTACTTTAGTTGGTTGAGTCATGATATTACCTTTTTAAACGTTAGATACAGACTTCAATAGGGGCTGTATCGTCTACCCTTTACTAATGTTACTTATACGCAAATCGCACTGTTAATATTTCACAATATGAAATAATTATGAATCGTACAAAATGCCATGTGTGGCTAACGCCTGCTTGATTGCCAAAGCCCGAATAAAATCCGATCGGTAATCTGGCTCATCTAAAATATCGGGGTCTTCTGCAACTAAATCAACTACTTCATAAATTGCATTACGAATCTGATTGACTTCTGCAAACAAACCACTGCCAGGAAGACCATCAAAATCTTTGGTGAATTTGGCAATTAAAATATCTGGTACTTCAAATTCTGAGTTATAACATTGTACTTTCATGGACACCTCTTATTGTTATTATTTTGCTACCATGACAAGCCCCACGTTACCCATGGCATAACCAAGGAACATGATGCCAGTACCCACTCCACCTTTCATAAATTGATCTATTGCTACAATAAAATACACCACACCCATCGCTGCGATTAGCCAAGTACTCATGCGAAGTCCTCCTTAGCATCCGTTTTAACGCGGACTAATTTGGGTGATCCTTCTGGGCGCAATACTAAGTCACCTAACCAAGCTGTCACTTGGCCTTTAGGTCCTAGCTTTTCCAAGGCAGCAATCGACTTGAGTTTACGCGGCTCCCAGATTACCTCTTCGTTCATGCCCTTTTCTGTCAGCACTACCGCAGCCAAAGCATGGTCGCTAATTTTGCGGTGAGTTACTGATGTGGACAGTTTGTAGCCTGGTGGTATGACGTTTTGCTCAATGGCTTTATCCAAAGCGTATTCTTCTACATCGTTCACCCAAGTACGTAAGTCTTGAGCTCTGCCAAGTACTAGACTCATTTCTTCTTCGTCTAGTAACGGGGCTGGTCTAAATTCTAATTTGGCTATTTCGTTGATGAAGTCCGAGCGCGCCCTGCACTGCGCTTTGGCTTTGCAGAACTGGCAGTGGTCGCCTGGGATGAACTCGCCGGTGCCTGCCCACGCTTTTTTGGCTTGCTTTTTGATGTAGGTGTTTGCCCAGTCGAGGAGCTTTGTGATCGTTGTGCTGTCGGTAGAGATGCTATCAAGGCGAGGCTGGTGGATCGTGTAACTGACTTCTTTGATGTCTGGGTATTCTTCTTTAAACTTGCTGTACGCACCGAGGGCGTAGAGTCTAAGCTGGGGGTTATCCTGCGCTGAGACGGGGACGCCTTTGCCAAATTTGAGGTCACAAATTCGGATTGAATGTTTTGAAAGTATAACGACGTCTGCAGTACCAAAGCCGTCAGGTACCCAGTCAGAGAAGTCCACACGCTGCTCAAATAACGGGGTATCGCCTTCGCCGATTTGGCTGCGAACATATAGAACGTAATTATCGACGTTAGCCTCGAAGTCGTCATCGTAATAGGGTGTTGTTTTAATTTTTGCATATTCTTCTTCATATTCTTCAATTCCAATTTGTCCGTAATAATGGCGTAGTTTAATTTCTCCAAGGGAATGGGCGGTTGTGCCTTCCTGACTGAAATCAAAGGCGTTACTAGCTCGTTTTGGATCTGGGAGGGTGGCTTCTAGGCGGGCGCTGGGTGTGCATGTTAGCCAGCGTTTTGAGCCTGAAGCGCTTAAAAGGGCGTGGGCAGTCATCTTATTCTTTCAATTCAGTTTATCGTATATTTACTAATACGCAAAAAAGGACCCCGAAGAGTCCTTTTTTAATAAAAACTGAAAAAATATTTTGTTAGTCTTTTAGGGCGGCAATTAAATCTGCGATCTCTTGCTGGTAATTGACCGTAACTTCTTGTTTTACATTAGATTTTATTTCCTGACGATCTTTGTAGTCATCGGGATACTGGCCACGCAATGCTATTTCAGCAACTCGGGAATTAAATGCCCGGTTGTCAATGTTTGATAGCATCATGTTTTCCCAAAATGCCTGACCATGTGTTGTGGCCATAGACATAACTTCTTTAAACTCTGGGTTCTCTTCTTTCCACTTAGCCGCGGTGTCTTTACTAATGCCAACAGCGGCATACATGGCTTTTTGGGACGCACCTTGCTTACCAAGTTCTAAGATGATTGAGGCCATCTCTTTGGTAAAGGTTTTCTTTTGTTTAACTGCCACACTTCCACCTTTTTAGTGCTGCTGCCTTGCGTGTTGGCTTACCATTCTCATCCTTCATAGGACCAGGTACACCAGACATGCGGGCGCAAAATGATTTCTTACGGGGGCCGCCTTCAGGTTGTGGTGCTTTTAAATTGGAGCCTGTTGCTGCATTGTATTTGGCTCTACCTTTGGCAGTTAAGCCAGCACCCTGAGAGGCTGGTAACTTCTCGCCACGACCAATAGATAAGGAAGGGTTCTTTTTGGTTGCCATTACTTTTTAACTTTACCACCGCGTTTTACTTTGCCACCGCGTTTCAGTCGGCTTTTTATTAAATCATTTACGTTTACTTCAGGGCCTGTGTATTTTGGAATAGATGTACTCGGTTCAGGTACATCGTCATATTTTTTTGCCATGCCCATACTTTTACGGACAACATCATTAATATTCGGGGTAGGACCTACATTTCTTTTTACAGCAGCAGACGGTGTTGCCGCGGTATTTTTAGAAGCAGGCAAACCTGTTGTTTTACGGACATAGGCATCTAAATCAACGTCGCCACCGTCAGCGTATTTTTTAACTTTACCGCCACATGCCATTTTAGGCATCTTTTTGAAGTCTTTCATTTGGTCTTCGCAGTCTTTGCTGATTGTTTAAATGCTTTGGCTGTTGGAGCACCTTTGGCGCCCGGCTTGCGCATCTTCTCACCAGAGCCAGCTTTGATGCGTTCCTGTTTAGCGTGAATGTTTGCGTACAAACCGGGTTTGGTTGCCATATTAGAATCCTGTAATTTTCTTTGCTGCTTTGGTTAATTCTTTTTCTGCGCTGTCGCTAACAAATTTGTTAATTTGAATAGCTGCATCAATAACTTCTTCCATTGTAGGGAATTTTGGAGCTGTTTCAGCTAGTTGTTTAGCTGTCTTGTCCATTAAATCCCACGCAGCCATACTGGCTTTGTAGTTATTCTCTAATAGTTCTTTAGCTTGGGTAAATGTTGCAAAACGTAATTCAAATGGGTTCATGGTAATACCTTTCTGTGTTGTGATGTGTAGTGCCAGTGTTCTATGCAGGCGCGCTGGCATCCTGTGGCTTGATTTACAGCCAGGGTAGGGATAGGAGCGCTTCACAGCGTGTCCTATCTTCACTAATACGCTTTTTAATCTAAATCCGCCCTATTACTTATCGTCAGGGACAATGATGGTTTTCATAGGCTTTTGGGCGCGTTTTTCTTCCGCGTCTATGGCTTGTTTTAAGGCTGGCATCATCTCGTTGACCATTTTGAGCGTCAAACCAAGGGCTTTTTCCCGGTCTAATTCTTCCTTTTCCTGTGTATCTTTTTTAATATTTTCTTGGATGGCTTTGTATACGTCGTTACTAAAACCTTTGGATCTTAATAGTGTTTTTAAAAAGTCATCAGCCATCCATCTTCTCCGTTGCTTCTTTAACTGCTTCTATGTTGGTTTTAACGTGGTCAACTTGGGGTCGCACTTGACGCTGCAACATGTCAATGTGCTTTGCCCAGGTTACGGTTGGCACACCAAGCGGCTGGTTCATCATGTTAATCAGTTCATCCACCTGCTCGACGGTATATTCCACCGTTACTACAAACGATCCTATATTCATTTCTTTGCTTTCTTTTTTGTTGGGGCCGGAAAATCAAACAATGCTTCTCTAGTTGCTAGTTTTACTGGGTCTTTGCAATAAATATCCAATTCAAACTTTTGGCAATATATATCCATCAAGGCCTCCATGCGCATATCATGAAGCATTTTAAGCCCTAGTAATGCATTGCTAACTTCATCTTCAGTCATGGGCTTTGGGTGGTCGCCATGATGTTTATACAACAACTCAATATCATCAGCAGTTTGCCACGCTACCATAATGGCGGACTCTAAATCAATTTTTGGGTTCATTTTTTATTCATCCTTTTTTTGGCTTTTTTAAGTTCGGCTTTAAAGTCTACGCTAAACCAAGAGCCTACTGTTTTAATTGCGGGCAGCATTTCTTTATACGCTGCAACATCATCTTCGTGGTAAACGGCTTTACTTTTTAGCATTGATTGCATACTAACGTACGAATCTGCCAATACATTTACTACAACCTGATCAGAAAAGTCATCATCAATTTCTAGTATCATTTACCACACTCCTCAATATATTTTTCGTTTTCTATTTTTACTCTTTTGTCAATCTCGCGATCAATGTACCAACGTGCCTTACGCAAGTCCTCAACGGATTCTTTTTTTAAATCACAACGCCAAATATATTTGAGCGCATTGCCCAGGTTAAAGCTCATGTGCTCTGTAATCTGGATGCAATCAATACCAGAAGGGTGGCTCGTGTAGTGTTTAGGATTGTTCACTATGTCGTGCATGTCTCATCTCCCTAAGTTCTTTTTCCATAATCTGTAGCTCTTCAAAGCTTTCACAAACCCAGATCCCCAACAAACTTTCATAGCGGCTAGTGTCGATATCCTCCACACCAGTAATTGATTCCATGACATAATTTCCCTTATACCGATGTTCTACAATAAAATGACTCATAACCCCAGCTCCCGTTTAATAAACTCAATTCCTCTGGCAAAGTGGTAACGCCAATACTTTTCAGTTACCATGATGTCATTGTGTGTTAGTCCTTCTAAAAATGCTTCAAAAACTTCTTTCTGTTTTGGTGGCATACGTTCTTTAATGAGGCGTCGTATGTCAACAATATCTTCTGGGCTCCAAGGAAAATACGCTTCCATCATTTCCGTAGAAACACCATCATTGTCGTCCTGTTCGATGGGGTCTAACTCTTCATCAGATAATCTAGGTGTCGCTGCTTTTACTTTACTTTTTTTCTTCATATTCTGTAATCGAAAATTGCTGCTGCATAAATGTTACCCATGCCTGCTGCAAGGCTTAACATTAAACCATCTGGAACGCTTGCAGGCTCAGATAAAAATATTCTATCGTCTTCTGTGCGATTTTTAATTGCTGGTATTAAACCTTCATTTATATCGTCTAACATCAAACATGTTTCAAGTAAACCGCTAGCAGCCACAGTGTGGCCAATGTGCTGTTTGTATGACGTAGCAATAAACTTATCTAACGTTGCGTTTAAAGCGTTTTTCTCTGCTGTGTTGTTAGTTGGTGTTCCGGTACCGTGAGTTTTAACTAATTTAATGGCACTTGGTATTACCTTAGCCGCGTCTAACGCGCCACGAATAGCACGTTGATATCCTTGTCCGTCTGCGCGTTGCCCAATTGGATTAGAGTTTTGTTCTGCAGATATCCATGCGCTTAA